TTGCGCCCACTATCGATGTGCCATCACTGACCGCAAACCGATCGGCTGTAGTAAAGGACGAACCGATAATATAAGTCGTGTTGGCCGCTAAAGTAATAACACCCGCTACCGCAGTGGGTAAGTCCGCTACACTGTTAACGGTGGTTGTACTGGACGATTGAACGGTGGAGGATATCTCAACACTATTGAACGCATCTAAGGTTAAGCTTATTCCAGTTCCAGCGGTGAGATTACGTATCTTATTAACGGTCCCCGCTTTATTTAGAATCGGTGTTCCGGTTGATTTCCCGGTTTGAATAATGCTACCGCTTACCCCTAAATTAGAAAGAAAATTAGAGTAGGTAATCTTTTTATTGATATTGTTTTCAACAAAATCGAGTGTGGCCGTATCCGATAGCGATGTCCCTGCGCCTAAGTCACTCTTTTTTACACCAATCGCTCTATTGTTTGTCATGGTCTATCCTCAAGGTATTGGTGTTTCTGATTCGATACTGATGTACCCGCCCTGCTCTCCCAGCAACTCTTCTTCGCTTGCGCTGTAGAATTTCTCCGTCAACACATCGTCTTCATTGCCCGACCCGATGGGTAGCGTATCAGGAAAGAGCGCCACAGGCATCGTAATAGCAAGATGACGCAATACGCCCATGCCGTCGTTAGCTGCTTGAATTAGTAGCGGATTAATGGGAGTGCCAGGAGCAGAAAATTGTGGGAACAAGCGCACCGCTAAGTTAGCGACAATCGCATCCAAGGCACCATCGGGCACAGTAATATCGTCCCCTAAAGTAGAGATTTGCGTATACCCGACATTGATGCCCTTAACCGCCAGGGCATTCATCATTCGATTTAGATATAAGATGCCGTCTTGATATTCCGAAGGCTGCAAAGGAGATTCAACCGCCTGAACCAATATTTCTTGTAAGGCACTTTTTATAACCGTATCAGCTGTCTCCATTAGTCAACGCCTTAATTGCTTTCTTTTGTATGGTTGAGATAGAACCTCTTAAATCAATATGCTCGCCACATACAGCCACAACATATTGATAGATTTCCTCTTTAGAGTCCATGCCCAGTACAGCAGTCTCATGCCACTGGTCAGATCCAGGCTGCCCTGATCCCTTCTCACCGTCATTCACTCTTTTCCATCCTAAAGCTTCTGCGGCTTCTATAGATTCCTCATTTGTTTCCACTTCGATACCACTGGGTTTTAACCACTTAATCATAAAAATCCAAAGGGGGCGCAAGGCCCCCATGAAGTTATACACCGAAGCCTTGACCAGCAAAGAACGGATTGAATGTTGCATAAGCGGGCAACAAGTCAAAACGAACACGCTGTTTGTTAGCTTCACCATCGGAGTACTTAGTGACGCGTATTTGCATACCGTCTTCAGTTGTCGCAATGGTGTCGGTTGCGAACAGTTTCTTCAATGGAACACTACCAATGCCATAGGCTTGCTTATGAAAGAACATAGCAGGCTGATACACAGTAGAGGCTGAACCCAAGATGTTAATCACATCACCTGAGGTTAAAGCAGAGCTTACCGTATTGTATTGGCCATTAGTTTCATTCAAAGCAGGACCGGCTACCGTGATGTTCCCAGCGCCACCGGACAAGGTCACATCTGCGGTTACCACACCAGACCAAATCACCTCAGCACCAGCACCATCTAAGAACGTGTTACGAGTTGACAGACTTAAACGGTTACGGCTGTTAGTAGAAATGGTAATGATCTCGCCGGCTGTAATGGTATCTGTTCCTGCGCCGATATCAGCAATAGCTAAGGTTTGAATCATCGTATCTTTGTGTGTGATATAGGTCGCATCTGGAGTGGCACTCAAAGTACCCGCACGGTCCGTCGCTGAACCAGAGGTATAAGAGGCCAACGCGTTTGACGTCATCGCATTTAAGTTACCAAACATAGAGGTAACCTGTGCGTTCTGCCATGCGGTGGTGACCAATGAGTCTTTACCAGAAGATAAACCGCGCTGAACATCAGCCAGGTTAGTGGCTACAAAGGGGTTCATCACATAGTAACGCTGACCATCATTAGGCACGCCAATGGAGTCCATCAAAGCGCCCGCACCAGCTACATCAGACCAAGCATCAATCGCGGTTCCAGGGGTTCCGTAGTGAAGGTTACCGTTCTTGAACATATAAGAGCCGAAATCAACCTCTAAGTCAGTCACCATACGAGTGGCTGCAGGGGCTAGGATTTCATCCAATTGATCAAGTTTTAGTGCTTCGTCTACTTCGTCCCAATCAACATGGACCGTGAAGTACTGCTGTACGGTACCCGTTGCCTTTCCTGAGATGATATCGGACTTATCCACAGCGGAAATATCACCCGTGTTGGTTCGGTCCGTTTTGTAGTCGTGGGGTCTTTTGAAGTCAACATCTGTGCCAGATGATGGGTTGAAACGTCCGGTTAAAAGCTGGGTGTCAACCGTCTTTGTTAGGACGCGAGAAGCTTCAAACTTCTCAAGGAACACTTTTGCAAGCGGGCGCGTAAAGTTACTGCCCAGATTATTTGAGCTATTTGCCATGAGCGGCTACTCCTCATTCGTAAGTAGCTCCTTTCGGCCCCCTATCAGTAGGAGGGGCGCCCCTGCCCTCTAAGCTAGTGGCAGGATCGGGAGCTGCCGTGGGTTTAGGTTTTAAAGCAGCAGCCTTTGCTTTCACATTAGCGAGTTTGATCCCAGCAAGTACTGGGTCCGCATTAACAATCTCATTCAATTCCAATAAGTTAGATGCGAGATATTGGACCATAACGGGCCCGTCGGGGTCGTCTACTAGCGCAGCAGCTAAGCCCGGCATATCTCCGACACCATAACTAATGACAATGTCTTGAGCTTCGTTTAATGCCTCCTGACTAACACCCAATTTACGGGCGTTTTCCAAGAACTTATCGTTTCGCTGTTGTGATTGCTTAAGTTCTTCTGCTTCTCTTGCGCGCTGATCGTTAGCTTCTCTCTCAGCTTGTAACTGTTGAGATGCCTCGAACTTCGCCTTTTGCAAGATAGCCGCATCCCGTGCCTTAACCTTATCCTCGTAGTTTTCATCCCACGAATCGGGTATAGGGGGAACATCAACGTTATTTAAAGTCTGGCTTTGCTGTTCGAGATCCTTGAGACGCTTCTCAAGCTCCTCTCGTTTTCGCTGTTCCTCTCGGTACTTGCGATGTTGCTTGTTGATTGCCTTTTGAGCAATCTGGTCTGCCTCAGACTTTGGTATTAACTCTTCGCTATCTTGTTTCTCTGCTTTTTCTTCGCCCTCAGAGGGTGGGCTATCAGGTGCTAAATCTGCCTCTTGAGGCTCTTCAACAGTTTCCTGCTCAGCCTCTTGTTGTAGCTCGCTCATAGTTACCTCGCTTTATGCCGCGATTAGAGTCGCGTACTCATAGTTACTATTTATCACAAGTTGGCGTGTAATAGCAAGTTTCTATATCGCTCTTTTTGTCATAAACTCTATAAAGTCATTTTCCATTCCCGTTAAAATCTCCTCTGCATGCCTGTCCATAACCTCCTTAGTCTCCTCATCAATAGGCATGTTAATGAGGTCGCCTAAGCTTACCTCTCTGATTCCGGCTATCTTTAATGCCTCTCTTACCTCATCTAGAGTTACGCCCATATCAAGCCCTTATCACAATCACCAAGGTAGTAATAGAAAATATCAATGAAAACAGAGATACCCATACATGATTCTCTACATGGTATCTGCTGTATTCAGCACATTCTTCTTGTGGTTTTTTGTTCATATTATCCCCCGGTTGTTTTGTTTCCTGTAAGTATTTCAATATATTGCTTATTCATCACTAAACGATACCTCTATTTCATCTTGTGATTCACTGACTTGATCGGCTTGCTGTTTAAAGGCCTCGACAATACCCGGACCCATAATAGCATCGGCACCGGATGCCTCTCTAATGCCTTTCAAGCCATTGATTTGCTGTAATAAAATGTTGTTTGCTGACTCTTGCCTTTGTATGAACTGATTAAATTGCTGTTGTTGCTGTGACATGAACAGCTTCATTTCTTCTAATCCAAGACGCTCGGATTCGCTCTGAGCCTTCATTAGTTGGTCTTGTTCTTGAAGTAGGAGCTTCTTCTCCTCGATCTGAGCTTTAGCTTGGCGTTCTTCAGCTTTACTAATAACATCAGCAGTCTGTGCCTGTGTTTGCT